TGTCTTGCCTCTTCTTTTACTTCTTCTACAGTACGCCTAAAAGAAATAATTATATATGGTTGTTTTTGTATATCATCTTCATTCTCATTTCCATAATAGATATTAGTTTTATTTACTTGTTCACAATAAATAGCATTACTATTTTCATCTGGATCTGCATAAAAATAAATGATACCCTCACCATCTATGCAGGCATCATTTATACAATTTCTTATTAATTTATTTATTTTTGTTTTTTCCCAAATTCTATTTGCATATCTATTAAGCATATCGCATATATCTTTTAGCTTTTCTCTTTCTTCTTGACCTTTGTAAGTATCGGAATTGAAATATATTTGATATGTATTAGTCTTAACTACTCCAAGCTTATATTTACAAATAGATTTAATTATGTTTAATGTTATTGGTTGTATTCCAGAAAGTTTAGCACCTTCCCATTGCTTTCCATGGTAAAAATTATAATTTCTTTTACTTTTTTCATAAAGTTGTTGTTGATAATTATAATTTTTTCCACATTCATACTCTTGCCATACTGTAGTTATACTTGTTTCTTCTTGCTTTTTCATTATTCTCTCCTTTCTGGTACTCCTAAACCACCATCGTATGCATCAAGCTCTGCTAAATCATCTTGTAACTCTTGTAATTTTTCATTTTGCTCCTTTTCTGCCCTATTGCTTTCTATATTGTCTTTAATTGTTTTTATAGGGTGTTTTACTTCTTTGGGTACTTTAGGCAATTCTTTGTCCTTTCCTACTTTATAACCAACATAAAATCCTAAGCACATGCACAATATTGCTATAATTGTATATATAAGTTCCATAATTTACCTCCAATTAAAAAGGAACTATGTCATCTCCATAGTCCTCTTCTATATTATTTATATCTTCACCAAATATCTTATTAACTTGTTCTTGTATATCTTTATACTTAGACTCTCTTTCAGACTTCTTAAAGGTCTGTTGTTCCCTTATATTGTAAGTTATTGCTAACCCCATTGTTAAATCATCGTGGTAGCCTGTCTCTGCTTCAGCTTTACCTTTTTCATTTACTATAAAGGTAAGCATTTCTCTTAATGTTTCTTTATCTTGTATAACGTCTATGCTGTTATGTACTATTTCTTGTAGCTGTCCTAATATATAAGGTCTTGTTATTGTTGTAGTTTTAAAACCAAAACTTTTTTCATATTTATTATTATATTTATCTTCTTTTTTTCTTACATATTGATTAGGATAATTAAGCTCCATAAGCTTTTGCGTAGGATATGTAGAAAAGTTATTTTCCAATCCTATTAATGCACAGTTGTAAAACATTCCTAAGCAATACACCTGTTTAACGTATTCTATTTCGTTGTATTGTTGTTTTAATACTGCTACTTGCTTACCTGTAATATTATTAATTACATGTGCTGTAAAGAAGTCTGAACCTTCTCCTGCTGTATCTCCTCCTATTACATAAGGTACTCTATTTTTTGGGTATTCATATATCTTTATTTCTCCCTCTTCTTGCTCTAAAAACTTTTGATTTCTTATCCTTATTCCATCATAAAAACAAGTAAATTTCCCTCGTACAATTGGTTCTGGAGCTGTTTTTATTCTATTAATTATATTTTGCTTATTAAAATAACAATGTCCTGTACTTAAAAAGGCTTCTTCTGGACATATAGGATACTCTTGTCTAAATTGTTCAATATCTCCAGAACAGTTATTTTGTATGCACCATCTTCTCCAAGTTAACTGCTCTAGTGTTAAATTATATTGTTCTTTAAGTTCTCTTTCTTCTTGGGTTAAATTAAATCCTGTATAAGGCATACTATACTCTTTTAATTCATTCCACCCAATAAAAAGAGGATAGAAGTCACTTTCGCCTGCGACTGCTCTATCCCACATTTCTTTAAAATATTCATATCCATTTGCTGTACTTTCTATTATTATCATTGAGTCTGGAGTATTAGGTACTGCTTGTAGCAAACCCGTCATGGTTTCTTTTTTATTGCCTTCCCAGAAAGCTAACTCGGATAGGTGTAATGCTGTAAATGTATCCGAACGTCCTATTCCTTTACCTCCAGCTGTCATACATTTTATTTTGCTATCTAGTCCTGTTCCTTCACTATTATTAAATACAAGTTCCTTTGCATTAGACTTCTTTTGCTCTGGTTTTATATCTTCTGGTAAATACTCTAACATCCTTTTAGACATATTAAAAAGGTTTGTAGTAGAATCTTCTTTATGTGCAACTATTCCTGCGTTATAATTGTGATGTGTTACTACATTCTTAAATATTATTCCTTCTGTTTCTGTACTAAACCCCATCTGCCTAGCTTTAAGAATAATTATTCTAATTGGTTTTCTTTCTATATATAATTTTCTTATTACATTATAATATTTTAATTGTGGTTCATTTAGTTTTAATGGTACTACATTTCCTTTTTTATCTCTAATCTTTATATAGTTTTCTATATAGGCTTTAGTATTAATACTCATTGCCTTCAACTCGCTTTAAATACTCTTCGTAATTTGTATTAATGTTTATATTTGTTTCTTTAAACATACCTAGATGTTTTCCTAATAATTCTAATGCTTTTACTTTATCATTTGTCTTTATTTCTATTCCATTTGTTGTTTGCTTTATTCCAGCAACTGCAGATTTCTGTTCTTCTGTCAAATTATCTGTAGCTGTTAATTCTAAACATTTATATTTTTTAGGTTTAGTTCCTATGCAGTTTCCTTCATTATCATATATCTTTTCTTCATATTCTCTTTCAACTATTTGTGCAAAATCTGTTCCATTAGAAAAAGCAATATTAGCCAATTCTTTTATTACTTTATTTTGAGATATTTCTGTTCTTTTTTCTATTTCTTCTTGCTTTACTGCAATATATTTTTGAACGTTATCATTTGTTAGCAGTCTACTACTATTTGCTCTTGCCGTTTCATCTTTTTTACAATTTGGATATGCAACCTTATATGCTCTTGTTGCATTTAAATCTATTAAGTATTCATCACAAAATCTTTTTTGTGCGTCTGTCATATAAAATTGCTCCTTTCATTATTCTTCTATCTTTATACATCTATTTTCAAACTTTTTATATGCATCAAAATATATTTCTTTCTTGTCTCCGTTCATAGTACATTCATAATACATTCCATCTTTTAAATCTGTACTTAATAAAGCTTTACTATTTTGTAATGTTTTGCAACTCCATGGAATATACACAGTGAAATTAGGAATTGAATCCGTTTTATCTAGATGATCTATTGCATATTCCTTTACTAATTCTTTACATTTAGCTATAAATTCTTCGTTAGTCATTATTCTACAATCCTCCAATCTTCTGCTAGCATATCTGCTTGTGAAGCTAACCACCCCAATTGAACTCCAGATGTTCCTACAAATGCAATCGCCTTATTTCCTATTGCATCATGATTTACATTTACAATTTCTTCTTTTGCAGTTATATAACTTATATTAGTTGCTAGTTCTATATATTGTTTCTTACCATTCCAACCTTCTCTTTGTAATTTTTTACCTTGCTTCAATAATTTAATTGCATCTCCAAAATCCATTTTTATTTCTCCTTTTTAAAAAATTTATCCACTATATCTTTTAAAATATCGTGTGAATTTGCCACTATATCTACTACATCTTCTTCATTATAATTTTGATCTAAATGAGTTATATATGTATTAATATAACAATGTCCTAATTCATGTAGTAAGGTTGTTCTTTTTCTATCCTCACATAAATCTTTGTCTAAAAATATTGTTTGTGTATCTGGATATGTTAATCCATAATACTTTCCATACTCGTCAAATCTATCATTGCGTTTCTTTATCTCTTCTCTCATTTCATCTTGTGGAATTTCTTTTATCTCCCAATTTTTATTATTAATCTTAAATTTAAAACTTCCTTTTGTCATTCTCTTTTCCTTCTCTTTTATAATAAATGCATTTATATGTTCCATCTACACATTGCCTAATTTCACATAACTGTGTATTTTTATTTTTACATCTACTACATATTTCTTTTTTGTATTCTTCTAAAATTTCTTTCATATTTTTACCTCTTTTTATTTATTGGTTGCACATCTGGGAGTCGAACCCGTATCTTTAGCTTATGAGACTAATGAGATTACCGTTTCTCTAAATGTGCAATATAAAAGAGTAAGCATTTAAAACACTTACTCTTAACCTTAGAGGATAATTTACTTGCCTAGAATAGTAACAATTAAATAGTAGTTTGGGCTTGCCAATTTCTTAGCACTACTTTTTTACCTACTACCATTTTACTACCTTTTTACCGGACAAAACGGACAATTTTTAAAAAAATAAAAAAATATTCAAAAAAGTATTGACATTTTACCGTAACGGTATTATAATAAATTTAAGTTAAGCGAAAGGTGGTATTCAAAATGAAAAATATAAAAGTATAAGGAGGATATATGGAAGTAAGAGAATTGAAATTAATAAAAAATAAAGATGGACATGGAACGACAAATTATAAAATTTGTTTACCTACTAAATGGATTAACTTCTTAGAGTTAGATAAAGAAGAAAAAGTTGTAGTATACTTAGATAATAATAATATAGTAATAAAAAGTAAAGGAGATTTTAAAATGGATGAAATTATTAAAGAATTAAAACAAGAATTATTAAATAAAGAAATGACATTGGTTGATATGGACAACGAAGCAGAAAGAATTACAGGAAGTACAACAAGCTTGTTTGACTCAGAAAGCGATTGCATGGAGCAAACTTCTTGTTCTTATTATATGGATACAGATAAAGATATAGTAGTGGAATTTGAAATAATAAATAAAAATGACGAAGATAACACAGAAACTATAGTTAAAGTTACAGATATTTGGGAAAATTAATTATAACAAAGCGGTAGAACTTAATCTACTGCTTTGTTTTTTAAATATCTTTCTAATTGTTTTCTTGCTTTATCCTCACTATTGTATTGCATTTTTATTTGTATTTGTATCCAGCTAAGCTTATCATAATATCTATATCGAATAATTCTTCTTATCTCAGAATTTTCTATATAATTTAATTCATATTCAATCTGCTTTATCATTTTTTCATATTTGTTTTTCTTACTTTTTAGCATTTTTTTATATTGTCTTTTAGTTTTGCTACCAAATACTTTATTGTCTATGCCATTAACTCTAAAGTTTCTTTTTATGTATGGAAATTCTTTCTCACTTCCGGTTACAGAATCTCCTATTATTGTTTTTTCTCTTTTTTCTATATTCTTTAATCTGTTTTCTATGTCTTTTATTTCTTCTATTACACTATCGGCTTGTTCCAATAATTCTTTAATCATCTGTACCTCCTATTTATAATATTTTTTTATCTTATTAAAACTCTCCTCTGTTTTTATCCTAATTCTTGTTACTTCTGCTTTACTAGCTTTATTTTCTAGCCTCTTCTTTAGCACATTGTCTAATATGCTTAAGTCTGCTCTTATCTTTTGTATTAGTTCTTTTTCTTCGTCTGTTAACATTAGTTATTCTCCAATCTATAAAAATTTCTTTCGTATTGCTCATGTGTTAGTATCTCTTCGATTTTTATTTCTTTTATTGATATATAAGGGAATATATAATCTGCCATTTCGATAACTAAACCTTCCTTTTCGATATATAATACTCTTTGTCCATTTACTATATCTCCCTCTTCTATTAATTCTTTTATGTTAAAGCTATGGTTTAATATTTCATTATCTTTTCCTAAATATGCCCTACCTTTGCCATATTTAAATATTTTTCCTTTTTTAGTTCTAACATATTCTCCCACTTTTATTTCGTCCACTGCTATTCCTCCTTAAAAGAATTTAATATTTTATCTCTAGTTTTTAAATCCTCTTTCACTATTTCTAAAGACTTTATTAATACATCTACACTTTCTACATTTGTGAAATTAAATATTACAGGATATTCTGTTAATTCTTTTGGTTTATCTCCATTATGCATACTTATTTTTCTTGGTTGTTGTTCTCTAAATGCTAATACTCCTAATGGCTCTTTTATATTCATTATTCCTGTAACAATATTTATATCTCCATTTTCAAATCTTATTATAGTTTGGTTATTCTCTGTTTTTATCATATCTTCTCTACTTCTTTTCCACTTTCCTTTCAAAATATTGTTTTATACAATCTTCACATTCTCCATAATCCATATTTTTATCACAATGTTTGTTTTCTATTTCAAAACATATATCTTCATTGTCTATGTCTGCTATATATTTTGCCATTAAATCTATAACCTTGTCTTTCTTCTCTATTCTTGCATTATAATTATCTTGTTCTTTATAAATTTTAAGAAGTTGATTACTTAATTCTTTATTTTTACGTTTATATTTGTTTATCTCTGCATCTTTTTCTTTTAGCATATTTAAAATCGTTTCTATTGCTGTAGTACTACAAATGCAATTATCATATTTTATTTGTCCTGCTTTATTTTTTCTTATATTAATTAGTTTCTCTAATCTATTTATAGTTTCTTCTTGCTCTTTAGTCATCTACTCACCTTCTTCTCTACTTATTTGCGTTGTAATACTGTTACTTTATTTAAACAGTTTGGACAAATTATATATTCTTCGTATTCTTTCATATTGACTTTAGTGCTTACTTCATCACTTGGAAATTCTAATATAGCATGACAGTTATCACACTCTCTTATCATGTAGACATTACTTGTCCTTCCCTTATTGCTTCTTCTAAAACCTATTGTTCTGCAATCTTTTAGTTCTCTTTGCATTTAATCTTTTTTCCTTCCTCTTCTATAAAATTTAATTTAACATCATTAAGCTTAATTAAGTTCTTTGTTTCCTGCTTTAATCTGTTATACTTTTATTTAAAATCTTTGCGGATTAGCTTTTTTATAAATTTTAAAATTATCAAATAACCAATCTTCTAATTTTTCAAATGCGTCATTATGTTCTTTTTGATTGTTTACTAATATTTTTTTATATTCACAAATTAAATTCCAATCTTTATCTATGAAACCATGTTGCCATACTTCGTTTTCCCATGCACTTTTTCTAAACGTCCTAGATCCCCAATCAACTTCTCTATTTTTTATTCTATAATCTGATAATTCTCCATTTACTAGAAAAGCTGTTGCATACACATAATGAGGATATTTATTAAAATCACTATACTCTAATTTGTTATCTTCTGTCATTGCTTGTACTCCTTAATATTTAATTTATACTTAACTAATGGTTTTACAAATTCATGTATAAATTCATCTAGAGTAACCTTTTTCAATCCATAATGTTCTGCTAAACTTTCGCTCATATACCCTTCAATTTCTCCATTTTCAGTAAATCTACGCAAACTCATATTAGAATCTACTGGTCTTTGACACCAATTATATTTTCTTAACTCATCTGCTTGTTCATCATCTCTAAAGAATGTATATGTTTTTTCTTCTTGCGTTTTATAAGACAATATAGCTGTTTCTATAAAAAATTCATTATCATATATTTCTTTACTTATTTCCCTCAATAATTCTATTGGTTTTTCTATCTCTTTTTTATTCATTTACTCCTCCTCATCATCTGTTATTGGTGGTGTTACATCATAATAGTCTGGACAATCACATCCATTGTAATAACAAAATAATACTAACCTAAATTTGCTTGTATCTATATTAGGTATAAATTTTTCGAACATTGGTTTATATTTTTCTTTTTGTTCTTCAGTTAGTAATTGTGATATGCCAAAATCTCCACAATCTGCACCGTATGCATAGGCTAATACGTAATCTATATAATATTTATTTTCTTCATCATAACTGTTATATGTATCATCAAATCCTATTTGACCTTTACATGGTAATTCTTCAAACTTAGGGTCTATTTCTTTGAATTTTTTTACAATATTCCATTCATAATCTTCTATTCCATAATGCTTAAATATTTCTTTATCAATGGGGTATCTTATAACTTTCTTTTTCACATAATCACTCATTCTTTATTCCTCCTCCACTTTTTCTACATATCCTGCTGTTATTAAGTCGTATAATGTATCTAATCTAGCTCCTATATCTATGTTACTTATTCCTTCTGAATTATCCAAATCTACAATTTCAAATATTATTTCATTTTTTTCAAATTTTCCTATTGGATTTATCACAATATTCGTTTCAAACCTTTCATAATCATCGTTAGGCTCACTTTTGTAGTAGGTATCGTTTTTTGTATTTTTAAACCCAAACTTTTCTAGCTCTTTTAAATCTATTTCTTTCTTTATTCTTAACATTTAATCACCTAGCTTTCTTCCACATCGTGGACAATAATTAATTGGTATTTCTGTAAATAACATTCCAAAAACTCCATTACCTCTGTTCTTAAATATTTGTAAAGTTCCTTTAATCTCATTAACAGACATAAGATAATATTCGTCTATTTCTTCATAACTTTTTTTACATAAGCATTTTTCTTCATTTTTTTCTTTCTTCACTTTTTTAAACCATTCTTGATACATATTATTTATCCTCCAATAATTCTATTTTTTCATTAACTTTTAAAATTTCATAATCAAAATCTATATTCCACCAACTTCTTTCAAAGCTTCTTTCTGCAATCTTTGGAGTTGCATATGTTTGTATTGATATCTTTTTATCCTGAATATCGCTTATATTTTCAAAACTATGGTTTCTACTTGCTCCGCAAAATATCTCTGTTCTATTGTTTCTTGTAATAATATATCTTGTTCTTTCTATATCCATCTTAATTCCTCACATTTTTATTTCAGATATTTTTACTAAATTTACATTCTTTAAATTAACTATATATGTTTCATTTTTTTCTTTGTCTGGTCCAAAACTTATTTGCTCTATTTCTCTATCTGCTAAGCATTCAATTATTTTATCTTTTTCGTTTTCTGGTACAGTTGTTCCAAAAGTTTGTCCTTCATTAAAAAATATTTCTATTCTATATTCTTCTTGCATCTTCCTTACCTCTTCTCTAAAAAATCTAATATATTTGTTTTATTTGTGTATTTTGCTTCTCTTTTTCTTATTGCTTCTATTCCCTTTATAGCTCCTATTATGTCTTTTTCTATAAATTTATTATTATATTTCCTTGTTAAATTATCTCTTACTGCACATAAAATTTCTAAATCTGTTTTTATTTCTCTTCTTCGTATTCGTATGTTCTTTAATAATTTTCCAAACTTTGCATATTCTCCAGCTTTTAATGTATTGTTCTCTATGTAATGTAAAATATCTTGTTGTTCTAAATCTACTTGGCTTAATTCTTTAGCTGTACTCTCTATTTGTTTATCTATATCTTGGAAAAATACTAACATACTTTTTAGAAAATTATCCAATGTGATCTCTTCCATATTTCCCTCTCTAATCTATCCTCGGAATATGTCTTCCATATTCCTTTTTGTATAATATAGCCTCTTCTTTTCTTATTGTAGTTTTATTCTTAGGCTTTAAATTTGGTTTTTCTTCTAAAAATTTCCTTCTTGCTCTTGTTATGCTTTCAAAACTTATCTTGTTTTCTGCTAGTTTTTGCAGTGCTACATTAAAGAACATAATAGATATATTGGGAAATAATTTTTCTACTGTTTTGTATATTAAATAATTATCGTCTTCTCTTGCTCTTGTATCTTTCTCTAAAATTTTATAGACTGTATTCTTTATTTTATTTCTTTGCATCTGTACCTCCTATAAATTTTACTTCTCCTAATATAATTTGTTTTATAACTTTTATCTTGTCTGTATCTTTTAACTTTAATAATTCTTCTGTGTTTATTATTTTCATTTTTTTATCTCCTAACTATATTTACAAATTCACTAAATACCTTTCTAAATACCATATTTACTTTTCCTGTTTCCCCTGCTCTTTGCTTTGCTAGTTTTATTGTTACTAGTGGTGCTGCATCTTCTGTTTCCTCTTCTTGGTAAATAAATATTACATTGTCCGCGTCTTGTTCAATTGCTCCAGATTCTCTAAGGTCTGATAGCATTGGTTCTTGTCTTGTTGCGTTTCTATTTAGTTGGCATAGTCCTATTATTGGTATTTTTAATTCTAGTGTTAGAAGTTTTAAGGTTCTGGTTATATCTGCTACTTCTTGTTCTCTTAAATTAAACTTTTGTGCGCTCTTAATTAGCTGTATATAATCTATTATTATTAATCCTATATCTTTTTTGTTTTTTAGTTTTCTAGCTTCTGTTTCTATTTGTTGGATTGTTCTCAATTTACTTGTTATGTATAAAGGTCTTTCTGCTATCTCACAAGCTTCTTCTGTTACTTTTATCATTTCTTGGTCTGTTAATGTTCCTAATCTCATTTTGGTGCTGTTTATTCTTGCATTTCTTGCTATAAGTTTTGTTATTATTTGCTTGTCCGACATTTCTAAACTTATAAACATTACTGGTATTTTCTTTTTGGCTATATATTCTGCTATTTGTAATGCAAATGTTGTCTTTCCCATTCCTGGTCTTGCTCCTATTATTGTTAATTCTTCATTGTGGAGTCCACACGTTAGTTGGTCTAAGTCTAGCATTCCTGTGTATAGACTATAATCATTTTTATTCTTTATATTATTTTCTATTATGTCTAATGTTTCTTTGGTTTGTTCCATTATGCTTTCTTCTTTAATATCTCTGTCTTCAATTTTGTTTAACTCTTTTATTGCTTTTTCTATTTCTATGTCTATATTTTCAGAATCTTTTATTTTTGGTGCAACTTCTTTAATTAATTCTTGCATTTGTCTTTTTTTAGTTAATTGAATTAGCTTTTTATATACACTCTCTGCAGTTGTGCTGTATATATTTTCACTTAATGTTGCTAAATAACTTAATATATTTTTTTCATCTGTCAACTTATTTTTTACAGTTAACATTGTAATTTCTTCTTTGGCTCGTTTTAAACTTTGTATTGCTTTAAATATTTTTTTATTTAATCTAGTTGTAAAATCTGCATCTATGAGCTCACATTCGTAATTTTCGAAAATTAGATAATATAACATTGCTTTTTCTATTTCTTCATCCTGCATTTTGTTTACCTCGTACAAGTTTTAAATATTCGTCTTCGCTTAAGCTAGATGTATCTATTATCTCTACGTCCTCTGATTTTATATTATCTTTCTTTTCGTTTATGGTTTGACTTTCCTTTTTTGCTTCTGTAAGCGTCTTTATATTTGCTTTAGACCAGTTGTTTAGAATAGCTTTTATGTATTTTATAGTTCTGACGTTTGCTTCAACTGCAAGTTGCATTGAATAAATAACTAATTCTGCACCTAATTCATCTGTAAAATCTTCTAAAAGTTTTGATGTATATGGCGTTAGTAGATTAATATTTTCTTCATAAAATTTTGAAACTTTTTGAAAACCGTCTTTACAACTTTCGTCTTCTTGAAAACCGTCGCCACAACTTTCGCTTTCTTCTTGTTCTTTTTCTTTACTATTCTTTTCTATACTAATCTTATCTATTCTATTCTTATCTATTCTATTCTTATCTATACTATTCTTATCTATACTGTGTATACACTCTGTATCCAAATTGTATACATTGCTTTTATCTATTGTTAATCTAGATTTTTCGTCTTTATATATTGTTTCTTTATATCTATCTTTTTGTAGATAATTATTTAATCTCCAATGTCTTATTACTAGCACTCCTGTATCAAATGGAATTACAAAAGATTTAGCTATTAATATTTTTAAATCATCTTCTTTTTTTCCAGTCATTCTCATTATAGATTTCCACTTATCTACAAAACCATCATCATCAGCTTGCATCGATAAGTGAAAATATAAATTTTGAGAACTGTCTGGCATTTCTAAAAATTCATCACTCTGTACAACCGAGTTACTAAACATTCTTTTTTGTGCCATTTTTTCTCCTTTCTTTTGTAAAAAGGAGCAGTATTATTTATGTCTGCTCCCTTTGTTGCTTTAATCTTCTTTTATTATTTTTATTGGATAACCTAATTTCTTTTCTATTTCAGGTATTGTCATTTCTCGTATTTCTCTATTCTCTGCATAAATGGTCCTGTAGCAAATTGGCTCTTGTATTTCTATAATTTTATTTCCAAAAAAATCTATGCTTAAATCATCATGGATATCTTCTTCATCTAATTCATCATCATCATCATTATAAAATGTTTCTTCTCCTACTTTTACAAAGACATTATTTCCTTCTTCTGTATCAGTTTTTATAATTGTTCCTAGTGGCATTTTTAATAATTCACTTTTAGATGGTTTTTTATTTGCTAGTTCTATTTCATCTTCATGACACCAACAATTTAAATAACCATCATCAAAAATTATTTGAATATTATTTTTAGCAGACTCATTATAATCAAATCCTTTTATAGTTCCAATTTCTTCATTTTTAAATTTTATTATTGTTTCGCCACAATGACTATTGCTCATCTTTTCTTTTAATAATTTTACTTTATCTCCAATTCTAAAATTCATAATTTACCTCCCAAATTCTTCTATAAATTTTTCTTCACTATATTTTTTTATAAAAATCTGTTTTGCTTCTCTTTGAATTGCCTTCTTTTTTAATGGATTATCTGTTAATTCTCTATGACATTTAAAACAAATAGGTATAACTAATCCAAACTTCATACTAGTTTGCCTATTTCTTCCACCAAAAACTTCATCTAGATGATCTCTTTTATGTTTTTGGCATATATAGCAAATATCTAAATTGTATGTAATTATGCTATATCTATTGCGTTCTAGTTTTGCTAATTTACTACTTTTTTGTTTTATTTTCTTTTGTTTTTTCTTCTCTATCTTTGGTGGTTTTGGTACAGGATTAAACTCTTTAGATAAATCCATTTCTTCCTCTTTTCTTGCATTTTTATAAAATTTGTGTTATTATTTATTTATACTTTCTTGAAATAAAATTTTTTGTGATTGTTAATGTGTCTGCATTAGCAACCACTTTTTTTATTCTTTTATAACTGTTGTACAGTTCTAAGTAACTTGTTTCTGCTAAGTTTGTATTTTCTACTTCTTTTTTTATTAATAATAATTTATTAGAGTTAATAGTTGCTTTACATCTTGTACTGTATATTTCTTCTTCTAATTCGTCTAATTTGTCTGTATATATCTCTGTAGAAACTACTGCATATGCTATTAATATTCCAACTATTCCAAGTAATAAAAAGATTATTATTATACTCATTTTCTTGCCTCCTTCTTTTTTAATTTCATTTTTGCTAATGTAATAATGTGCCAAATATATATTTTATCTAATCTATCCATTTCTTTATCACTTCCTTTCTATTAAATTTTGTATTATAATTCCTACAAGGAGGTGATTAATAATGTCTAAAGATGAAATTATTCAAAATACAATTAACAAATATAATCAAGAGTGTTCTAAAATTACCGAAACTGAATTTGTAGATAAATTAAAAAAACACGAAGAAATTATGATTAAAGTAATTTTAGACGCTGTACTTAATGATCATTAAAATTAATAGTTTTTACTAAAAATCTTACTAATAGATGGTGCAATTTGTTTCGCTACTTTTTCGCCATCTATTTTTGCTTCTAAATTTTCTATTAAATTAAATTTTTTAAAGAATTGTTCTAATTCTTGTGGGCTTCCTTCTATTTTCATATTTCCACTCCTTATCCTATAAATATTTTCATAATTACTAATGCGCCTGTTAGTATAACTGCTGTTGTAGGTATTACATCATTGAATATAGTACATACAGCTTTTCCTATTAAACAGTATTTTTTCATTTGTTTGCTCATTTTTCTTTTGCTCCTTTCTATCTATATATTTGTTCTAATATTCTGTAGTATTCTTGTTTGTCTATTCTTATTCCAGCACTTCCAATTTTCTTTATACATGTTGCAAATTCTGGACGTTTTATTTGTTGGTATATTTGCTGTACTGTTACACTTAATTCTTCTGCTAAATCTTTTACCCTTACATATTGTGTTCTTGTTCTACTACATAAATTTGTTGCCATTTTTATCACTTCCTTTCAGTATTTTATTAATTTATTATTTAAATAATATTGCAACCAATGAAGCAATCGAAAATCCTAATACAAACCAACTAATACCATTTGGTTTGTTTTTTCTTCCATCTTCTCACCCCTTTTATCTTTAATATTTACTTTTATCTCTTATTGTGATACATTATGTATTGAGCCTAATGGGTAAATTTAATTTTGAGAGGACTGATGTATTATGACAAAAATATTGAGCTTACCCTGTTTCTTATGGATTAGTGTTCTATGAAGTTGGACAATTTCATAGTTCAGCTGGATAGCTTAAAAACTAAAATTCTAGTAGCTAAAGGGTAATCAAAATTTTACATATCAGAACCATAACTGATTAAGTACTAGATCTTTCATAGAAGTTATGAGTGCTGATCATAATATTAGTAAATATAAGTTAAAGAAAATTAAACTGTAAAAAGTTGATTTCAATAACTTAAAAAGCTAATTGCAGAAGTTTAAGATAAACAAATTATGGAGAAATGCTAATCATATCAGCACTATGATTAGTATTTTCTATTTATATAAATTCTCTACTGTTGTTTCTAATATATTCGCTAATTTAATTGCTTGTTTTACGTTTGGTATTCTTATATCATTTTCCCATTGTGAAAATGTATTTTGCTTTATTCCTAGAATCTTTGACATATCACTTTGAGACAAATTTTTCTTTTTTCTAAATTCTTTGATATTATTTATTTATTCTCACCTCTTCTAGTTTTTTACTTATTACAAGTTACGCTTGTAATATTACTTAAAAAAATATCTGGAAAAATATAATCAATCGGCTTATTAAAAACTTTTGAAAGTTTTATACACATTTCTATTTTAGGAGGCTTTTTTGATTTTTCAATATTAGAATATTGTTGCTGTGTTACTCCTAAAAAGCTTGCAATGTCCTTCTGTGATCGCGTTCCTCGCAATTCTTTACATCTGTTTTTTTTCATTTTTTCCTCCTTTCGTATACAAGTTTTTCTTGTTTATGTTTGTATGTTATCACAAGTTTTTCTTGTTGTCAATAAGTTTTTACAATTTTTCCTTGTTTTTTATTTACTTGTACAAATAATGCTTGTATAATCATATTTAGAGGTGTTATTATGAATAGAATTAAACAACTTCGAGAAGAATTTAATATTTCACAAACAGAGCTTGGAAAAAAATTAAATAAAACTCAACAACAAATAAGTCTGTATGAAAAAGGAATTAATGAGCTTGATATAGATGGTTATATAATTCTTTCTAAACTTTTTGATTGTTCAATTGAATATATTGCTGGTAAATCCGATATAAGAAATCCAGAAGAACAAATAAAACAAGAATTTGAGTTTGCTTACCATAAAGAAATGGAAGGTTTAACAGAAGAAGAAATAGCAGATGCATTAAGATTTTACAAGCAAATTAAATACGGAGATAATAATTAATTTTTTTGGGGGCTGTAATGGAATTAAATAAATTATACGAAGTAGCAAACAAAGAAAATATTACAATAATTAATTTTAAAATGAAAAATAAAGCAATTATAGGCAAAGTTAATAAAAAGTATTGTATTCGGTTTAAATTACTCTAAAATTAAAACCTTGCGCGAAGAAAAGGAACTTTTAGCAGAAGAACTTGGACATTATTACCACAATGCTTTATATAATGCTAATACGGATAAAATCGTAATAGAACAAAAAGAATACAGGGCTAATAAATGGAAGAATACAACCTTGATGACTATTAATAATTTTAAAGAAGCCTTTAAAAAAGGAATTAACAACATTTACGATATAGCAGATTACTTTAACTTATCTACTAATACGGTAGAATTTGCTTATAATTATTATAAAGAAAATGGATATTTATAGGAGTATGAATATGAAAATAGATTTAGAAAAATTATTTGATAATTGTGCAATATGTAATTCTAGGCATTTTAAATTTACAATGCTAAAAAAGAAAAATAATATATATATTTGTAGAAATTGTGCAAATGAAAGTGAACATTATGGAAACTCTATTTGGATTTATTCTCCCGAAGAGATAAAAAGAGGATTAAAATCAAAAAGAAATATTGCAGAAATGAAAGAGGAAGAAGAACGAGAAGCTAAACATAGAGAATTTTTAAGAAAACAACATAAGGAATATATGGAAATGATACAGTCTATAAAATTCATTAAGCCAACTATTTCTTCTGAGAAAGTGCCTAGAAAATTCTTAAAAGATATGCCTGAAATAAAATATAAAACTGTTCGAAAAAATACAAATCCGACAAAATTAAATGATTTTATAGTAATTGATACAGAAACAACAGGCTTAAAGCCTGCTACAGATGAATTGCTAGAAATTTCTGCTATAAAATTCAAAAACAAGAAGCCTGTTGAATGCCTTACCAGTCTTATTAAACCCAAAAAAACTATTAGTGATGAGATAATAAATATAAATAATATAAATAACGAAATGGTTGAAAAAATGCCATCTGTGTCAGAAATTATGCAATCATTTTCAGATTTTATTAAAGGCTATAATCTTGTTGGTTATAATATCGGTTTTGATCTAAAATTTCTACATGTAAATGGCTTAGAATTATTTAATGAAAAAAGAGAATTTTACGATGTATGGCCTTTATGCAAAAGATATTTTAGTGACTGTGGACTATATAATTATAAGCTTGACACTATATGTGATTTTTACCATATATATCGTCCGCAAGCACATAGAGCCACCGAAGATGCTTTGGCAACAGGTCTACTTTTTGTGGATATTGGACAACAAATTATAGATAGATAAACAATATTTATTATATTCTTAATATTTTTACTACCAAAGACAAATGCTAGCAATAGCATTTAATTTTTTAATTAATATAACGAAAGGATGTTTTGTATGTTTAAGTATACTACAAGAAAAGATGGCAGACTAATGAAAAGAGTTTCTGTAGATGGAAAAATTAAAACTTTATATTCAGATAACGTTAAAGATTTAGAAAAACAATATATCGAATTAAAATTTAAATCTAATAATGGCATAGTAACAAATGACGAAAATATGACTGTTTCTGTTTGGGCAGATAAATGGATAGAAACATATAAGGCAGATAAGGAACAAGCAACCGTTAAAATGTATAAAGATACTATTAGGCTATATATAAAACCTTATATCGGAAATATTCCTCTTAAAAGTCTAAAACAGACAGATGTTGTTAACATGCTAAATTCTTTAACTAAAAAAGGAATTACGAGAAGAAAAGACATTGCTCTTCTTACAATTAAGCAAATTCTAGATAAAGCTGTAGACAATGATTATATTTACAAAAATGTTGCAAAAAATATAAAGCAAGCTAAACATATTGCAAAAGAAAAGCAAATGCTAACAAATTTGGATATTTCTTATTTGCAAAAAGTTGCTAAAAAAGATAATAGATGCTTTATGGTCCTTTTTATGCTGTACACTGGAATAAGAAGAGAAGAAGTTGCACCTCTTCTATATAAAGATATTAATATAGAAGATTGGACTTTGTCTGTTAATAAAGCTGTACATTGGGAAAAAAACAGACCAGAAGTTAAAAGTACTAAAGGTAAAACTAGTAGGAAGATTCCAATTTTAGAAATTATGCAAGATACAATAAAAGAAATGAAATTAAGCCATAAAGACAGTGATCTTGTCTTCCCTTCTATAAAATCCAAACAACTAATGTCAGAAACATCTATTAGAAGAGCTCTAGAATACACTCTAAGAGAAATTAATAAGTTATACAATAAAGACCAGCTTGACACACAAAAAGTGTGTCAAAATCAAAACAACGAAGAAATTAAAACTATTAAATTTACTTACCACCAGTTAAGGCATACTTATGCTTCTTTTTTACACAAAGCAGGAATTTCTATAAAAGAAGCACAATACCTAACTGGGCATAAAGATGTAAAAACATTACTTAATATATATACCCACCTAGACGAAGAAGACAAGAAAAACGCTACAGAAAAATTAAATAATTTGTTAAAAAGCTGACACACTTTTTGACACACTAAACTATTTAAAATGTTTAATTTATTTAAAATATTTAATACTTTTGCAAATAAAAAGAAATCGCTATATCTATTGATATAGCGATTTTTCTATGGTGCCTCGAACGGGAATCGAACCAGTGACACAGGGATTTTCAGTCCCTTGCTCTACCAACTGAGCTATCGAGGCTTATTTTATATTTTGCCATTTTTAGATAAAAAAATGGCGACCCGGAACGGGCTC